AAACAACAACGAGGAGACGTTTTATGATTAGACGTAATCTTATAGTATCACTTATGATGATGACTGGATTGTTTGCACAATCTATTGTCGGAAATGTAACTGATGCTAATTCAGATCCTTTGGTTGGAGCAAATGTAGTAGTAGAAGGTACAGATTTAGGTACAGTTTCGGGAGAAGCTGGAGCTTATTCGATAGATGTAAAATCTGGAACTTATACTATTACTGTTTCATTCATCGGATACTCATCTCTATCTCAAACGGTAGATGTGGGTGAAGAAAATGTAAGTGTTAATTTTTCATTAGAAATTGATGCACTTACTTTGTCGGCACTTGAAGTTTTGGCTTCAAGAGCTGATGATAAAACACCTGTTGCTTATACAACAGTTGGTAAGGAAGAGTTAGAGTTTCGTCTTGGTTCACAAGATGTACCAATGGCTCTAAATACTACACCAAGTGTTTATGCTACTCAACAAGGTGGCGGTGCAGGTGATGCACGAATAAATGTTCGTGGTTTCAATCAGAGAAATGTTGCGGTAATGATTAACGGAGTTCCCCAAAATGATATGGAGAACGGATGGGTTTATTGGAGTAATTGGGATGGAGTTGCAGATGCAGCACAATCTATTCAGTTACAAAGAGGACTATCAGCTGTTAATTTAGCTACACCATCAATTGGTGGAACTATGAACATCATAACAAACCCAGCTTCCGCTGAAAAAGGTGGTAAGTTCAAACAAGAAAGTGGTGCAGGTAGTTTTCTTAAAACTACTATGAATTACAATACTGGTTTGATGATGGGTGATAAGTTAGCATTAAGTGGAACTATTGTTCGTAAGACAGGTGATGGTATCATTGATGCAACTTGGACAGATGCTTGGGCTTATTACTTAGGTGGTAGTTTTCAAGCTAATGAAAATAACCGATTTGAGCTATATGCAATCGGTGCTCCACAACGACATGGACAGAACTTATATAAACAGAATATCGCTACTTACTCACAAGAGTTAGCAGGTGATATTGATGGATATGACGAATCAGCATATGCTGATGGTGCTAAGTTCCAAACAGAAGGTGGTCGTACATTTAACCAAAACTGGGGTCCTGTTAGTTCAGACTATAAGGGCAAACAATATTGGTATATGTATGGTGTCGGTGGATTATTTGGTGGTGGAAATCAAGATAGATATAATTCTGGTTTCTTAAATGAAAGAGAAAACTTCTTTCATAAACCATTAGTTAACCTTAACCATTTTATGACTATTAACGACAAGACAAGACTAAGTTCAGTATTGTATTGGAGTGGTGGTTCAGGTGGTGGTACAGGAACTTATGGTTCATCATTTAGAAAACCTGCCGTAGATGGAGAAAAGTGGTACAAGAGTTCACCCTGGGGCTGGGATTGGAATGCAGCTATTGCAACCAACTCAGACAGAGTTGATACTGATTTTCACGCAACTGAAAATCGTTCAAAGGGTATTCTTCGTAACTCAATCAATCGTCAAGATACTTATGGTTTGATTTCAAAACTTAACTATGAAGTTAGTGATGAGTTAGAACTACAAGTTGGTTTAGACTGGAGAACTGCTGGTATAGAACACGCTCGAGAAGTTCGTGATTTATTAGGTGGTGATTACTATGTAGACTATGCTGATGACAATGCATCTGATGGTAAGATTGTGAAACTTGGTGATATAATTGCATATCATAATAGTACTACAGTTGATTGGTTAGGTGGATTTATTCAAGGTAATTACACTAAAGATAAACTTAATGTTTATGGTATGGGTGGATTATCAAGTATTAAATACTCTTATCAGGATCACTTTACAGTAGCTAACGAAGTAGTTAAAGCAGATGCTATTTCTACTTTCCAAATTAAGGGTGGAGCTATGTATGACGTAGACGATAATGTTAGTGTTTTCGCTAATACAGGATACGTTGAGAAACCACCTATTATGGATAACGTAATCTACTTTGACGGAACAGTTGCATCAGACCCTGCTAATGAATCTTTCATTAGTTCAGAAGCTGGTGTTAACTTTAGTTCAGATAACTTCGCAGTTAAAGTAAGTGCTTATAATACTGATTGGAAAGATAGAAACCTAACTAAATCTGTAACAACAGGTCAAGGTGATTCAGGTGATACTGATGTTATATTCCTAAGTGGAATAAATCAGAAACACCAAGGTCTTGAAATTGAAGGTTCAATGAAACTTAATGATATGATTCGTCTTAACGGAGCAGTATCATTTGGTAATTGGAAGTTCGATGGTGATGCAGATGGTAACTATCAAGAGAATGAGTATAATGCAGAGGGTCAAGTTATTGGTTTAAAAACCACACCTTACTCTTATGCACTTGATGGTTTAATGGTAGGTGATATGCCTCAGACAGCATATGTCGTGGGTGCAGAACTTACACCAATCAAAGGATTAAGATTATCAGGTATCTTTAAGATGTATGATAACAATTATTCTGATTGGAGCCCTAACGCACGTGAGTATGATGGAAGTGACGCTAACGCTGATAGAGAACAAGTATGGATGGCGCCAGCATACAATCGTTTAGACTTACATGGTTCATATAAACTACCTAAGATTGGTGGTTTAGATATGTCTTTAACAGGTCATGTATTTAACGCTCTTGATGCACTCTATGTACAAGACGCGGTTGATAACTCACAATATAATGGTTTTGGTGATAAAATGCACCTACCACATAACGCTGAGGTATTCTTAGGAACACCACGTTATGCTAATATTGGATTAGTTGTTAATTTCTAAAATAGTATAAATTTGGGGGATTGAAATACATCCCCCATTTTTAACTAAAAAAATACTTGACATGTATATGGTTTTATTCGTATATTCTAATATAATAATTTGGAGAATTACATAATTGTATCAAAATGCTTTTTTTGATGGTCGTTCAGTACACATTTGGGATGACAAACGAGGATATTTTAGAGTTCCGTACAAAAAATATGCTTATACTTTAAATAAAAAAGGAAAATATATAACACTTGATGGTAGAAGGGTACAAAAAACTTTTAGATTTGATAAGGACGACCCTAATATTTATGAATCAGATGTTCAACCAATTATTCGTACTCTTGTAGACCAATACACTCAAAGTGATGAACCTTCAGTTGGTCATCGTCTTATGATATTTGATATTGAGGTAGAGGTTACAGAGGGATTTCCATCACCACAATTAGCTGAAAATAAAATTACTTCTATAGCGTTATGGGATGATTTAACAAAAGAATATTATGTTATGGTTTTAGATCCAGAAAATAAACTTGAGTTAAAACTTAACGATAGTGGTATAGGTCATAAGACACTTGAGGGTGGTAAAAAATATATAGAGAGTTATAAAACAGAAGAAGAATTATTAGGTAGATTTATAAACAAATATAGAGAGATTCGTCCTACAATTATTACAGGATGGAATATAGATAACTTTGATATTCCATATATCTACAATAGAATGACTCTTTTATTAGGTTCTAATGTATCAAATTTGTTATCACCAATACAACGGGTAAAATATTCAGAATTTAAAAATAGATTTGAGATTGCAGGAGTTTCTTGTATTGATTATTTACAGATTTATAGAAAGTTTACACCAAATGAAGTTAGTTCATATAGATTAGATGATGTAGGGTTTAATGAAGTAGGTGAGAACAAAATTTCGTATGAAGGAACATTAAATGAATTATACGAGAATGACAGAAAGAAATTTGTAGATTATAACTTACATGATGTTAAGATTGTTGTGGAGATAGACAAGAAACTTGATTATATAAACATTGCTAAAGGTATATGTCATATTGGTCATGTACCATATGAGGATATTTATTGGAGTTCTCGTTACTTAGAAGGAGCGTTATTAACTTATTGTAAAAAGAGAGATATTGTAGTTCCTAATAAAAACAGAGATGCTCGTAAATTGATGGGAAAAGATGATAAGTTTGTAGGAGCTTATGTACAAGACCCAATTAAAGGACGACATGAGTGGGTTTATGATTTAGATGTTACTTCAATGTATCCAAGTGTCATTCGTAGTTTAAATATTTCACCTGAAACTAAAATAGGTAAGGTTGATGGATGGAATGCTGAAGAATTTGTAAGGAATACAGTTAAAACTTATACACTCAGAGGTACAAGTGGTAAAGAGGCTGGTAAATTATCTGAAGAACAATTAAAATATTATCTTGATAACAACAAGGTTTCGATTGCATCTAATGGTGTGATATATAGGACAGATAAACAAGGATTGATTCCAGCTATTTTAACTCAATGGTTTGATGACAGAGTTCAATTTAGAAAGTTGGCTAAGGAGTTCGCTGATTCAGGAGATATGAAACAGTATGAATATTATGATAGACGACAATACTTACAGAAGATTCTATTGAATTCATTATATGGTGTGTTGGGATTACCTATATTCAGATTTTATGACATTGATAACGCTGAGGCTACTACATTGGGTGGACAAGAACTGATTAGATTTAGTAAAAATATGGTTAATGTTTATTATAATAAAACTTTAAAAACTAAAAATGATAATAATGTTATATACATAGACACAGATTCAATTTTTGCATCTGCTGTTCCTCTTGTAAGGGCACGACATCCTGAAGTTGATATAAATTCTACAGTTACTATGACACAATATATTTTAAATATTGCTTCTGAGATACAAGATTTTTTAAATTCTTCTTATGATATATATGCTACGAAGTTTCATAACATAAAGGAACATTATTTTGATATTAAACAAGAATTGATAGCTAGAGCAGGTCTTTTTGTTACAAAAAAACGATATGGTATGAAGATTATTAATGATGGTGGTATTAAGGTAGATAAGATGTTGGTTAGAGGATTGGATACAGTTCGTAGTAGTTTTGCACCAGCGTTAAAAGAATTACTTTCTTCAGTATTAGATGATATATTACAGGATGTTCCTAAAGATAAAATAGATGAAAGAATTTTTAAATTTAAAAAATCTATGAAAGCTATGGATTACAGTCAAATAGCTTCACCAACTGGAGTGAAAAAAGTAGAGAAATTTATTGTTAAAACTAGTTCTAATTTACAAGATAGGGATTCAGGTAATATTGGTGGTAAGTTGATTTATACTCATTATAAGAAAGCTACTCCAGTTCATGTTAAAGCTGCTCTGAGTTATAATGATATGATGGATTATTATGGTTATAGAAAATATCCAAAGATTAGAAATGGTGATAAGATTAAGTGGGTATATTTAAAAAATAATCCATTAGGTTTAGCGAGTTGTGCTTATTTAGGACACGAAGATCCACCTAAAATATTGGAATTTATTAAACAATATATTGATATAAATAAAATTTACACACAAGCGTTGAAGAAAAAACTAAATATGTTTTATGAAGCTCTTGGATGGGAAGAACCAGTTGATGTAAGATATACTTTAGATAGGTTCTTTTAAGTATGATAAAAGTTTGGACTAATGGGTGTTTTGATGTATTACATCGAGGTCATATAGAATTGTTTAAGTATGCTAAATCACTTGGTCATCATCTTGTAGTTGGTTTAGATAGTGATGATAAGATTAAAAGAGACAAAGGTAGTGGTAGACCTTTCAACACTTATGAAGATAGACGAGAAGTGTTGTTGTCTATAAAATATATTGATGAAGTTTGGTATTTTAATTCACGGAACGGATTAGTAGAATTAATTAAAAAATATCAACCAGATATATTAGTGATAGGTTCTGATTGGAAAGGTAGAGATGTGGTAGGAGATGATATAATAGATGATGTTAGATTTTTTGAAAGAGTTGGGGATTATTCTACAACAGAAATATTAAAAGGTGAATCTTAATGGAAAGAAATAAAGTTTATGTAGGAAATAGTCTTGATGTTTTAAAAACATTTCCAGATGAAAGTATAGATATGTGTATTACTTCGCCGCCATATTGGGGCCTACGTGACTACGGAACAGAAGGACAAGTTTGGGGTGGTGATGAAAAATGTAAACATGAGTGGGATGGTGTTCAAAGATTTCACCCAAAGAATGGTAAAAGAGATGGAAAAGGAACTTATACAGATCCTAAATGGGAAGCAAAAGGAAGTCTTAAACCAAAAATAAGTTCAGATTTTTGTATTAAATGTAACGCTTGGAAGGGTGAGTTAGGATTAGAACCTACACCTGATATGTTTATAAGTAACTTATGTGATATATTTGATGAGGTAAAGAGAGTTTTAAAACCTTACGGAACTTGTTGGGTAAATCTTGGGGATAGTTATTGTAGAACTCCAAATGACCAAGTGAGTCAAAAAAATGTTACAGCAAAATATAAATATGGTTTTTTACATAACAAAAAATATGGAGAAGCTTACAAACCTAAATCATTGGTTCAAATTCCAAGTAGATTTGCTATAGAAATGACAAATCGTGGTTGGATTTTAAGAAATGAAATCATATGGCACAAACCAAGTTGTTTACCTGAATCTGTCAAGGATAGATTCACTAATGATTATGAGAAGTTATATTTCTTTTCAAAGAATAAAAACTATTATTTCAAACAACAATTAGAACCAATAAAAATGTCCAGTATAGATAGAATGAAATATAAAATGGCACCAAAAACGGAACTTGGAATAAAAGGTACAGGATTTAAGGACAATGCGGTTAAAGCTGAAGGTAGAAATAAGAGAGCTGTATGGAGTATAAGTCCTACTTCATTTAAGGGAGCTCATTTCGCTACTTATCCACCTGAACTTATAGAGTCACCAATAGCAGCAGGTTGTCCAGAGTTTGTTGATAAAGTTACTGGAGAACCACGAATTAGTGAGGTAAAATCTACATCAGTAGAAAGATATAATTTACCAAAAGACCATCCAAGTTACCGACCTACAAGATATGAAGGTAAATATGAACAAGGACAACGATATTCAGAATATAAAGATAAAGGATATCAAGATGGTAGAAGTGAAGATGAATTCATATCTGGAGTGGTGTTAGACCCTTTCTTTGGTTCAGGTACTACAGGAGAAGTAGCTATGAGTCAAGATAAAGATTGGATTGGTATAGAATTAAATTCAGAATATGAAACTATTTCTGAAACAAGGTTAAAACCTAAAATAGTAGAGAAAAAGACTCGTGACAAAGCTAAAGATTTTTTTGAATTTGAGTAATTAGTTTGATATATATGTATATATCAATAATAAATGTTAATTAGGAGATTAAAGTATGCATAAAGCATTATTAGATAGATTTATCAACAAATATTCTTTGGGTGATAATGTAACATCTGTAGTATGGGACGTGAAAGATGATGTTCTTTCTGTATCTTTTGTAACATCAGATAAAACTCTTTTGGGAAATGTTGTATTGGAGAATTTTCAACATGAAGATTCTACATTAGGTATTTATGATACCACACAACTTACTAAATTATTAGGAGTTTTAAGTGATGATATAGAATTTACAACAACCACCGCAGGTGATAAGGTTATAGCAGTTCAAGTAAAAGACGGAAACGCTTCCGTAAATTACATGTTAAGTGATTTAAGTGTTATTCCTACACCACCAAAGATGAAAGAACTACCAGACTTTGAATTAGAAGTAGAGTTGAATAAAACTTTTATGAGTAGATTCATTAATGGTAAAAACGCATTACCTGAAATTGAAACTTTTTCAGTAATAAGTGATGGTGTAGAACGTTGTAATTTTGTTATAAATTATTCATCAATAAATACCAATAGAGTAACTCTACCAGTAGATGTTAAGAAAAGTACTTCCGATATGGATTTACTAAGTTTTAACGCTGATTTATTTTCTAAAGTACTAGGTGCTAATAGAGAATGTGAAAAAGGTGTTATGACTATTTCAAGTGCTGGATTGGCTAAGGTAGAATTTAAGGTTGATGATTATACTGCTGTTTATTATTTAGTTGCAGTACAAAGTGTTGATTGATAAATGGAAGTACAAGAAAATCACGGATTACTTGTAGAAAAATATAGACCGAAAACATTAGATACCTACATAGGTAATGAAAGTCTAAAATCTAAAGTAACTTCGTATTTGGAAAGTGGAGATGTTCCACATTTGTTACTATATGGAAAAGCTGGTACGGGTAAGACCACATTAGCAAAGATTATTGTTAATCATATAGATTGTGATTATCTTTATATAAACGCATCAGATGAGAACTCTGTTGATGTGGTCAGGGAGAAGGTAAAGGGATTTGCTTCTACAATGGGTTTTAAGGATTATAAGATAATAATCTTAGATGAGTGTGATTATATTACACCTAATGCTCAAGCCGCACTTCGTAATTTGATGGAAACATTCTCAAAACATTGTAGGTTTATATTGACTTGTAATTTTGTTGAGAGAATCATAGACCCAATTCAATCAAGGTGTCAGTCATTTCAAATTATCCCTCCAGATAGAAAACAAATTGCGGTACATGTGATGAATATTTTAAAGAATGAAAATGTAAGTTGTAAATCGGAAGATATTGTTACATTAGTTAATGGTGGTTATCCTGATATTAGACGAGTAATAAACGCAGCTCAACGACAAATAGTTGGTGATGAGCTCATCATTGATGAGAGCGAAGTAATATTAAATGATTACAAATTAAAAGTTCTTGAAATATTAAAAGATAAAACTATTAGTAAAAAAGATAGTTTTGTACAATTAAGAAAAGTTTTAGCAGACGCAAAGGTAACAGATTTTGCGGATTTGTTTAGACTTTTATTTGACAGTTTAGATGATTTTGCAACTGGTAAGATGGCACAAATTATTCTTATTATTGCAAAATATGAATTAAGTGACGCGCAAGTGGTTGATAAAGAAATCAACGCTATGGCTATGTTAATAGAAATACTACAGGAGTTAAAATGATAGAAGTTTGGGGAGAAACCAAGAAAAAACCTATAAAAAAAGCAACAGCAGGTAAAGATGATAAACATATTGTTACACATGATAATAAAATTTATTTTTATGCTGGTGTAAATAGGGAAAGTGCAGCGGAAGTTAACAAAAAAATAGATGAATTACAAGGAAAGAATTTAAATTTAGGACATACACTCGATATAGATTATCCACCAATTAATATATTCATTAATAGTGGTGGTGGAGGAGTTACATCAGGATTATCTATAATGGATACTATATTGAGATGTAAAGTTCCAGTTCACACTTATGTAGATGGATTCTGTGCAAGTGCTGGTACATTTATTTCAGTAGTTGGAAGTAAAAGATATATGAGTAAAAATTCATATATGTTGATACATCAACTATCCTCTCAATTGTGGGGAAAGTATTCTGAAATTGAAGATGAGAAAAAGAATTTAGACTTGATGATGACAACAATTAAAAATGTATATAGAGATTATACAAAAGTTCCTACAGAAAAATTAGATGAAATATTAAAACACGATTTGATGTGGGATGCAAAGACTTGTTTAAAATATGGAATGATTGATGAGATAGTGTAATGAATGTATTAGTTATAGGAGATAGTTGTAAAGATATATTTGTTTATGGAGACATAGATAGAATTAGTCCAGAAGCACCAGTTCCAGTTTTTGTACCTACACGTGTAGAGTCCAATGGTGGAATGGCACAGAATACTGCTAAAAATGTTGAAGCACTTGAAATGACTATCTATACATTAACAAATAAAGATAATATAACTAAGAGACGATATGTAGATAATCGTAGTGGTCAAATGGTTTTACGAGTTGATGAACACGATTATTGTGAACGGATAGATACTGTCAATAGATACAATGTAAACAAGAATCAGTTTCATATGTTCCCTACAACTGTAGACCTTGACGCAATTATTATATCAGATTATTGTAAAGGGTTTTTGGAAGAAAAAGATATTAAATATATTTGTGAAAATAATAATAATGTATTCGTGGATACTAAGAAAAAACTTGGTAAATGGATTGCTAAAGCTGATTTTATTAAAATAAATGAGTTAGAGTATAAGAAGAATCATGAATTATTATCAGATGAAGAATTTAAGGAAAAACTTATTGTCACTTTAGGTGGTAAAGGTTGTAGATACAATGGGAAGGATTTTCCAGTAGAAGAAGTTCCAGTAAAAGATGTAAGTGGAGCAGGTGATACATTTATTGCTGGATTGGTTAAAGGTTATTTAGATACAAATAACATAGAGAAAGCAATAACATTTGCACAAAAATGTACAACACAAGTTGTACAGAAACACGGTGTTGCCGTAGTCAATTTAGGAGAATTAGAATGAGTTTTAAACCAATGAAACCACTACCTAAGAAAAAACAAGAGGTAGATTTATCAAAAGCAGACACAATCAAATGTAAAGAATGTGAGAATTATCTATTTATATCTTCATTTGTTATTAAAAGAATATCAGCATTAATGTCCCCTACGGGTCAAGAAGCACTTGTACCTATTCAGGTTTATAGTTGTGGTAATTGTGGTCAAGTTCCAACACAATTTTTGGAAGGTAGTGGGTTAGATACAAAATAAAATGTCTAAAATATTAGCTTGTTTATCAGGTGGAGTAGAGAGTACTTATGGAGTTTATAGGTTATTAAAAGAAACTACTCATGATGTAACATTATTTCATTTATATTTTAGAAATCATCCAAGATATGAAGGTGAAACTGAAGCGTGTGAACATATTACAAATTGGTTAGAGAAAAACACACGAAAATTTAAATGGATATCGGCGGATTTAAGTTATAATGGAGTGGATAAAATTACACAACCACCACATTCAGCGGATATATGTTACACTATAACTACCGCGGCAAATATTTGTATTGATGAAAAAGATTATGATGAAGTTAGATTTTTTATAAATAAAGAAGAGTGGGATTCAGCTATAGAAGATAGTATTCCTACATTTGACTATCCATTTATGGTTTATTTATTTAATTCAATAGTGAGTAGATTTCCTACAATTGATACTAAATTGGGTTTTGATAGAAAAGTAGGTAAGTTAAATAAAAAAGAAGTTTACGAAAAAATACCTGAAGATTTAAGAAAATTTATTCACAGTAATGATAAGGAATACAATGTACAGGCAAGTAGGTAATGGATTATTTGTTTTAGGTGGGGAGTATGTTGATTTATATTATCAAATACAAGAAAAAACTAAATCTTTTATAAAAGATGTCTTTGATGGTGAAGAATTATTAACACCAACTATCTTATCACCTGAAAATACAATTCGAAGTAATTATACTAAGTCATTTTCTAATCAGACCCAAATGGTACATAGACATTTAGATGGTTCTGAAATTGGAATGAATTCACCTACAGTATGTTATCATATGTATGCTTATTATGAAGATGATTTTGTTGATGGTAATAAGACTCATATTTTAACTGGTAAATGTAATAGGTTTGAAGAAGGAGAATTAAATGATTTGACAAGACTATTACAATTTACAGGTCAAGAAATTGTACACATAGGTAGTTATGATTATGTAGAGGATTGTTTTGCTAAATCAGTAGAATATGTAAGATCAATTTTTGAATACATGGATTTAGATTATAAATTTGAAGGTGCTACAGACCCATTTTTTGGTAAAGATTCAAGAATTAAAAAGAGGTCACAGAGGATTCATGGTTCTAAGGTAGAATATAAATTATATTTTCCAAATGAAAAACAGTATTTACCTGTAGGTTCTTTTAATTTTGTTGGTACATCATACCATAAGAGATTTAATATAATAAACACTCAAACAGATGACCCTGCTTCTGGATGTTGGGGATGGGGATTAGAAAGACTTATGTATGCACTTGTAAGTCAAAAGGGTGAAGATGTTGTTTTTAATTATCCCGTTAAATTAGATGATAAGAAAAGAAACGGATATAAAAATATTATAGAGAATGAGGAAGGTTGGTATAGATTGGGTAGTAGAAATTATTGGTTCGCTGAAAACAAAATGGAAAATTTTAAAGAGATTGATATAGACTTTAAAGATATAGAGTTTGAGGTTATTACTGATTTAGATTCTTTAGATAGACGTAAAGTTGAAATATTAAGGGGACTTGAGGAATTTGAAAAAGGAGTTGATTGGAATTATAATTGGACATGGAAAGACGCTGAGAGAAGAATAAAAGAAGGACATATTTTAAAAATTGCATTTCATAATGGAATGGCAGTACAATGGGATTGGTATTTTACTAATAGTTTTATAATAAAAGACCACGATTCTTGGAGTGCCGTAGTTAATAAGTTACCTAAAGATTATCATTATTCAGCACACTGGTATTGTCATCCAAAATATAGAAGTAGTAGAAAATATCCTACATTTATAAAAGATTTTATTTCAGCTTCATATAATTGGAGTTATAATAATGGTTACACTACTGATGTAAATTATCAAGATGGTTGGAATTGGAAATCCATTAAGGTTGTTAAAAAAATTGGACACGTTGGTAGAAATTGGTTAGATGAGTTTGGAACTGTAAAATGAAAATATTTGTATTAGGATATAATAAAACTGGTACTAAAAGTTTAGAAACGGCTATTAAGACACTTGGATATAGTGCGTTACATACTGGAGGTGGAAAATGTACTGAGGAAATTTATTATAATATGTACAATAATAGACCTATTTTACATGGTATAGATTATCAAAGTTATTTAGATTATCCAATTTATGAACCAACTGTATTTAGTCATATTGTACACGAATATCCAGACGCAAAATATATTAGTTTAACTCGTGATTTGGATGGTTATGTAGATTCTGTTTTGAGAGATAAAGTAAAAAGATTAGAAGATGGAATTGTGGATTCTTGGAATTGGTTAGGTGTGGGAGATAAAGAAGTATTTGAAAATTATCCAGATTATCAAAAAGAGTGGATTAAAGAACGGACATTATTTAAACATCATAGTAACATTAGTTTGTTAAAAAAGAATAATATAGAATATTTAAATATGAATATTATTGATGATAGAGATGGTTGGGAGAAGTTATGTGGGTATTTAAGTCATTCAATACCTGAAGTTGACTTTCCAAGAGTTAAATGATGGATAATATAGTACTTAACCAAGTTTTTTCTGAATCAGAGTGTAAGAAAATAATTGATTCTAAGGGTGAGTTTATAAAGTCACCTCAAGAAATGAATGATAAAAAATATAATATTATACCTGATGAGTCTAATTATACTTTTGGACATACTAACTTTCCTTATTGGCATTTAGAAATTTCAGATGAAAATGAGTGGTTTTTTGAGAAGGTGAGAGAATGTATAGATATGGTAAATATGAAATTTTTTAAGTTTGAAAATCAAGGTTTATGGAATTCTGGAATAAAAGAATATTCTAATGGAAATGGTTGTTCTTGGCATTTTGATGATATGAGTCGAGGAAAAAGATTAGGAATTTCAATTTTATTAAATAAACCAGAGAAAGGTGGGGAATTTGAAATTTTTAATGGAGAGAAAACAACTATAGATTTAAAGGTTGGTGAGGCAGTAATATTTCCAGCCTTCATTTTTCATAGAATTAAACCAGTATTTAAGGGAACACGTACTTCTTTAGTAAGTTGGACGTATAGTAATCCGATTAATTTTTAAGGGTATGATATTTATTAAGGACAAGTAGGAATAAAAAATGGCAATATTTGATTACAATACATATAGTTCTTCGTTGAAAACATCTTCACACGTCATAGGAGATGCTTTAGCTACTGGTTCTTATGGATATTATGGATCGGTGGACGGACAATCTCAGATAACCAATGTGGGTGAGATTGTTACTATGGATTTCACTCCATCTTCAGGTTCACTCTATTTAACTGAAATAAACGCAGATGTTGGATTATGGAATCAACAAGCAATAGCTCAAACAGGATTTGATTTTGATGCACTATCTTCATTTGTCTCTACATCTAAATATGAAAAGATTCATTATGTGTTTTCTTCTTACGATAGTGGTTCAGCAACACCAGGAGATTATTGGATAACTTGTGCAAGTCAGAGTGCAGCTGACCATAATTTAGGATATGAATCAACTTGGGTACAACCAAAATCAACAAATTCTACTATTTTACAGTTATCAATGCCATCTGGTAGTAATTCAGGGTCATTCTATGTAGTTAACTGTCCATTGAGGGATAGTGGTTTAATTGATATTACACGAAACAAAATTAATTTTAGAAATTGGTTTACGAGTCAAAGTGTTAACATGACGAACAATGGTGTACAAATGCCAACTACAACTGGTTCTTATAATGTAAACGCAAATGGGGATAATTGGCCTGATGTGGTTGTCAAAGACCCATCATTGGATGCTGGACATGGTTTAAGTTTTTATAATGTTACTAATTCTACTTTACCTACCATAACTGGTAGTTCTTATCATGAATCATTTGTGACTCCAGATGTTGATTCTAATGGGTATCCATGTATTTTAAAAGGAAGTGTGTTGGTACATTGTAGTGGTTCTACTTGGTTAAGACCAACTGATAGTTTACCATATTGGTATTATAATGATAAATACACTACTTCAGGTTCAACTCAATGGGAATTCAAACCAACTCAGTTTGTTGGAAACTTTGGAGCTGGTACTAAAATAGCTATGAGTGATGGAAATTATACAAATATAGAAAGTGTAACTTCAGGTTCGTCAGTAAAATGTGGTAGAGTGAGTAATGAATTTTCAGGTAAAGTATATGTTACATTATCACAAGATGATAGACTTGATTCGGGACTTGATGAATCGTGGAGAAGTTGGGAATCTTCAAGTATTTCAGATTTAGATGTCACTACATCTAATGTAATAAGTACTCAAACTTTTGGATATACAAAATGGTGTAAGATTAATAATTCTTTAGAGGTTTCATTATTTCAACATCTATTTATAAAAGATGATAACAATGTTTATCGTTTTTGTGAACCAAGACATATCAAAACTGGTTACAAATTAATTAATCCAGGTAAAGCAGAAGTAAATGTAGATTCTATTGTGATAGAAAGTGGTTCTGTTAAAGCTTTTTATGGATTAGATTTAGAAGAACAAAGTACATATTTTACTTCTGAAAGTTTAGCAGTAAACTTTTATACTAGTCCACCAACAATTGGATAGTTGTAAAATTAATTGAGGTTTTTTTGAAAGTTAAATCACTATTTGATCATATAAGACAAACAACAGCAGTACAAAACCCAAAATATTGGGAAACCTTAACAGATTCAGATAAGAAAACTTGGTCTAATTATATGGTTAATCGTTTTCTATCTATGAAGATGGAGTGGACTGATTTTGTTAATGAAATACAGAAATTAAAGCTTGACTCATATAGTCTTTATGTTGTATATTCTAATACATTACCGAAGGGTAAACAGTATTTAAAATATATTAAGGGAAAAAAGGACAATATATATAACAAACAAGTCGTTCAGAAAATCGCTGAATATTTTAAATGTAGTGAAAAAGAATCAATAACATACATTTCTCTTTTACCTAAAAAGGAAATTAGAGAGATTATTTCAAAGTATGGTTATACTGACAAAGAATTAAAACAAATGGGAATATAAAATGAAAGTTATAAAAGAATCTAAAAGACTCGAAGAATATGCTGAGGATATAGATGAACAAGCACACGCACAAGGTCGTGAGAGTAGTTATGATATTATAAAACAAATGGAAAAAGAATGGCCTAAAATGACTACTGAGTTCAAAAAGATACAACGAGAACAATATGAATTGTTCTTACACAAACAACACGACTATGGACCAGGTAATATTAGTGTTGGAACACAATTACAAACACCAGAAGAAGTTCATCTATCTTTAACAGGATTATGGTTTAGGATGAATGATAAGATTCAGAGATTAAAGAATCTTTTAATGAGTGGTAAACAAAATGCAGTCGAAGGTGAAACTGTAGAAGATGCGTATCTTGATGTATCTAATTATGGAATTATGGCTACGATAGTCGGTAGAGGAAAATGGGGAAAATAATGTATAGGTATGATTGTGACGTAGGATTCTATGAATCAGAATCTTATGTAGGATTGATGTGGGAAATATTGAAACATCGAACTTGGCATTTATTTACACACGGAAAGTGGATGGATTAGTTTGGAAAAACCTTTAAGGGTAAGTTACTCTCAATATTCTATGTGGTCACAATGTCCTCATAGATGGAAATTAAATTATATAGATAGACTATCAACTTTTACAGATAGTATTCATACTTTATTTGGTACTGCGATGCATGAAGTTATTCAAACGTGGGTTGAAACCATATATGAAAAAACTGCAAAGGCGGCTAATGAACTTGATTTAGATACTATGTTATTGACAAAGTTGAAGACTATTTATAGAGAGAAGATGAGTAGAGAAGGTGCAGAACATTTTACTACACCTGAACAACTTGCTGAGTTTTGGGAAGATGGAAAAGCTATATTAGATTTCTTAAAGAAACGGAGAGGTGAATATTTTTCTAAGAAGGGATATAAGTTATTAGGTATAGAGACAGAATTAAAATACCCTTTAACTGATGGTATTAATTTTATAGGTTTTATAGATTTGGTATTAGGTGATGAAATATCAGGTGAAATTAAAATTATAGATATCAAAACTTCTACTATGGGTTGGAATAAGTGGATGAAAGCTGATAAGAATAAAACAGACCAATTGTTATTGTATAAACAATTTTATTCAAAACAAATGGATGTACCGTTGGATAAAATTAAAGTAGAATATTTTATTGTAAAACGTAGATTGTATGAAAATTTAGATTTTCCACAAAAGAGAGTACAGTCATTTATACCAGCAAATGGTACTCCGTCTATTAATAAAGTAGTTAAGAATTTATCCAATTTTTTAGAAGATGGATTTGAAAATAATGATTATAAACTTAAAGAATATTTTAAAAATAAAAGTCAAAAGACTTGTAAGTGGTGTGAATTTAAGAATACAGAACACTGTGATGCTTGGGGTTAAAACATGAAAATAATTAATATAAGATTTTATTTACCAGATTTTTTAAAAGTACAAGAAAAAATAGAAATACCTCTTGATAACCTTTATCAAAATAGTAAACAACCAATGATTTTATATTTTTGGAAAGATGAAAAATTTACTGAAAGTGATTTAAAATCTTTGAGAGCATTTATGGATAAATGGGAACAGAAAAAACATTTTAAAACAATTATAAAAAATTCGTGGTTTGACCATCCAAGAGAATTTATATGGTTTGATTTTTTCCCTACATTAAGTAAACATAAACCTAAGTGGTTTAGATTTGGTTACAATTATCATTCATCTGATAGTTTATTGAAAGGTATGACATTTCTTAGAGATATTTTAGATTTTACTACCAATTCTACTTTTGTGAAGAAACAAAAAAGGAATGATGGTTAATGAAAGTAGGTATTGTAGGTAGTAGGGAGTATGAGAATAAGTTAAAAATGAAAGAGTTTATCTTTAAATTAAAAGAAAAGTTTGGAGATGAATTAGAGATAGTGAGTGGTGGTCAAAAGAATGGAGCAGATGGTCACGCGAAGAAAATATCAAATGAATTAGAAATTCATTATGTAGAATTTCCACCAGCACATTATCCACATAATCAATATTGTAAGTTACCACCAAGTAGATATGGTAAACAGTATTATGTGGGAAATTTCTTTGCGAGAAATACTCAAATAGCGGAGTATAGTGATATGGTTGTAGGTTTTATTCCAGAGGGAGTTAAGTCAAATGGTACAAGACATACTTTAGGTGAGGCAGAAAAATTAAATAAAAAAGTTTTGATAATAAATTAATATGATATATATTTATATATGAATATATTAGAAGTTAGGTTATGGATAAGTTAAAATTAACATCAGTAAAAATTCTTGAAAGTTTGTACTTACAATTCAAAAAGAGTTGTTTGGACGATGATTTTACATTACAAAAATTCGTCAATAGGTCGTTAGATTTGTATAGCAATGATGAAACTTTTAGGAAAAAAGTTTTAAAATATGATAAATTAGAACAATCTGGTTCTATGATATAATAACAAAGAGGGTTAAATGGCAAAAAAGAAGAAGATATTATTGTTATCCGATGATTTACGGATGTCAAGTGGAGTAGGAACAGTTTCAAAGGAATTTGTTTTAGGTACTATTGATAAGTACGATTGGGTACAGATAGGTGGTGCAATAAAACATCCTGATAAGGGTAAAGTTTTTGATATGAATGACGAGATTAAAACTTTAAAACCAGAAGTTGAAGATCCTTATTTAAAAGTCTATCCAACAGATGGATATGGTGACCAAGAAATGGTTAGGGCATTGATGTCTATTGAGAAACCAGATGCGATAATGATTTATACAGACCCGAGATTTTGGGTTTGGTTATATCAAATGGAACATGAAATTAGGTCTCGTATCCCTATTTTTTATTATAATATATGGGATGATTTACCTTATCCTATGTGGAATGAACCATATTATGAGAGTTGTGATTTGATTATGAACATATCTAAACAGACTGTAAATATTGTTAATAATGTATGGCATCAAAATCCACCTGAAGATTGGCAAGTAACATATGTTCCACACGGAATCAATCAAGATGTGTTTAAACCTTTACCAATAGATGATAAAGGATTTTTACAGTTTAAAAAAGATTCTTCATATGATTTAAATAAAATAGAATTTATTGTATTCTTTAACGCAAGAAACATTCGTCGCAAATTACCTGGTGATTTGATTCTCGCTTTTTCTACTTTTGTAGATAAGTTACCTGAAGATAAAAGAGATAAAGTTATGTTATTGATGCATACAAATCCACGAGATGAAAATGGTACAGATTTAATAGCAGTAGCAGAAGCTATGGCTAAAGATAAAAAGGTTAAATTTTCTACAGCTAAACGTAGTCCTCAAGAATTAAATTATCTCTACAATTTAGCAGATGTTACTATTAATATAGCATCTAATGAGGGATTTGGATTAGGAACTGCCGAATCAGTAATGGCTGGTACTCCAATGATTGTAAATGTTACAGGTGGTATGCAAGACCAATGTGGATTTAGACTTGATGGTAAATTATTGACAGCTAAAGATTATTCAGAAATACATTCTTTACATGATAGGAAGAAATGGAAAGATAATCCAAGACTTACTCACGGAAGTTGGGCAAAACCAGTTTGGCCAACCAATCGTTCTTTACAAGGTTCAGTACCGACACCATATATTTTTGATGATAGACCAAGTTGGGAAGAAACAGCAGAACAACTTTATGAATGGTATCAGACACCAAAAGAGGAAAGAGATAAAGCAGGTTTGGAAGGTAGAGACTGGATGTTGAGAGACGATACTTCTCTTTCATCTACAAGAATGTGTGAGAGATTTATAGAAGATATGGAAACTGCTTTTGAAAAGTGGACACCAAGAAAACAATTTGAAATTTATGAGGTATAAATGAGTAAACCAGTATGTTTAGTAACAGCCCCCGTTGCAACGAGAAGTGGATATGGAGCTCACGCAAGAGATATCGTACATTCACTTATTGATTTAGATAGATATGATATAAAAATTCTACCAGTAAGATGGGGAAATACTCCACAAAACGCACTTGATGCACAGACAGAGATGGATAAGAAAATATTAAAACGTATTTTACCTCAACCACACTTAGATAAACAACCAGAACTACATATACATGTTGTGATTCCAAATGAATATCAGACACACGGTAAATATAATATTGGGATAACCGCAGGTGGTGAAATGACAGTTGTTAAACCTGAATGGATTGAGGGAGTTAACAGAATGGATTTGAATATAGTTCCATCACAATTTTCAAAAGATGGATTTAAAAATACCAAGTGGGCTAGAGAACAAGAAAACAAACAAACAGGAGAAAAACAAGAGATGTCACCATTGCAAATGGAAAAACCAATGGAAGTTTTGTTTGAGGGTTATGATGAGAATATTTATGGAACTACAGAAAGAGATAAATATATTGATGAGGAATTAGGTAAGATAAAAGAAGATTTCTGTTTCTTATTTGTAGGTCATTGGTTACAAGGTGGTTTAGGTAATGATAGAAAAGATGTTGGAGCCTTGTTGAAAGTTTGGTATGAAACTTTTGGTAATAAACATAAGAGACCTGCTTTGATTTTAAAAACTCAAGGAGCAACTCCTTCAGTATTAGACAGATATGAGATTATTGGTAAGATGAAATCTATAAGAGATGGTATTAAAGATATGAAAAATCCACCAAAGATATATTTGTTACATGGAGATTTAACTGACAAACAAATGAACTCTTTATATCAACATCCAAAAGTTAAAGCAATGATTAATTGTACTCACGGAGAGGGATTTGGTAGACCTATTTTAGAATTTTCTACTACTGGTAAACCAGTAATTGTTTCTAATTGGAGTGGTCATTTGGATTTCTTAAAGAAAGATGCAGTAACTTTTTTACAAGGTAGATTAACTGATACACCAAGAGATGCGTTTCCAGAAAATATTCATGTTGAATCAGCTAAGTGGTTTACTTGTGATTATTTTAATGTGAGGAAAGTTTTAATTGATGTTTTTAAAAATTATCGTAAGTATAATAAGAAAGCGTTACGACAAAAAGTATATGCAAAGAATTTTACCTTAAACAAAATGACAGAAGAATTAGGTAAAATATTAGATAAGTATGTTCCAGAATTTCCAAAACAAGTTGATTTGAAGTTACCTACATTGAAAAAGATAGATGGTGGACAGACAGGTGCAATAAAACCACCACCAAATCAACAATCTACGGAAATAAAACTTCCAAAGTTAAAGAGGGTATAGATAATGGAAAGTGTAGTAGAGAGTAAAGTTACTTGTCCAGTATGTGAATCTAAGAAAATGTGTTTGAAAAGTAAAACAGAAACTTTTTCGTCTTATATGTGTTTCAGATGTGGATTTATGTCTAATTCTACATTCACAGAGAATGACGATAAATATAAAGATTATTTAAACAGTTCTCCGAAGATAGTTGTAGATAGTTCGTTTCATGATACAGAACGTGACATTTATTGGTTACCAGTAATACTAAATGTTCCAGAAAAAGGTATAGTATATCCCAAGAATAATGAAGAAAATTCTTATGATTGGATAGCACAAACATATATACAATCAGATAGAGAAGGATTTGATATGGAATTATCAGATGCATTTGAGACTTTTGATAAATATAATTTTTTTGAGGCGGCTAAGAGTATAGGAATACATTTAACTGAAGAAGAACCTGAGGTATCACCAAAAACTGATGGTTTTTCACTAGCATAATATTTATTAATATGAAAGTATTACGACTTAAAGATTTATTGAGCGAATTTAATACTACTACCGTTGGTAATGGTGGTGGTATAGCACATGGTGATTCTTGGCCCGATGGTATTTTCACGAGATATGGTGAAAGACGAATTATTGGACCAGCCGCGATGCCTCGTGGTATGAAACAGATAGTAGCTCCCGCATCAGATGCAGTATATGGTGGAGATGGTAGTAAAATACCTAAAACTGCGATGGAGAGAGATGGGGTTATGAAAAGAACAAAAATAACTGCAGACTTAGTAAAAAGTGATGCGGTTTTAGACCCACATAAAGATCTTAGGTCAGATGAACCACCACTTACACCAAAACAAAGAGTTTATGGTAGACGTCCTTTTGGTAAAGGAAATGATTATACAATACCAGTTGAATCTGCCAATTTTATAACTTCAGGAGGACCAGATGGTGAAGATGTACTTAAAAAACCAACAACTCCACCTGAAGGAAATCTTTCACATGGTAATGATATACCACCAACTCCAGAACCAGGTTCAAAAGCATTAGGAAGTCCAACTGGTTATAGACAAGTACAAAAAGGTGGTATTGATGTTATTAAAACATTAGATAAAATGTATATTATGAAAATGTTAGGTCAGTATGACCCTAAAAAAGAAGGATTGAAGGAAGGAATTACTAAATCTTCCCTCATAGAGTTAATTAAGGTTTTAAAGAAAGAAGGTTCTCTACCAATTAAATTAAAACAGATTGCAAAAATAAAGGGTGTTAAGACAGACCCTAACATCAAAAGAGCAGCTGATTTTATAGTACACCACACAGTTCATAGTGGTCCTCATATAACAGGACAACATTCAGAACCAGATACATATGATTTTGATGATGATGATGAGGAAGTAGAAGGTGGTATACAATACAAAAAAGATAAACAAAAACGTGGATATGAACCAGTTGAAAATTATTCTTTCGTAACATTAAAAAATATGGTTTTATAAATGGCTCAAGACGCAGAAGGTCGTCAAGTAAGAGGACTTGTTCACACATCTTCTATAAATTCAATTGTTCAACCAGTAACAACAATTCATAAATGGGTAAAAGTACAAGCTGGTGATTTTATAAGATTTCAGTATCAAGGAGATAAACCAGGTTCAAAAAGATCATATCGTACAGTATTTGTTTTACAACCACGTTATACTTATGAAAGTCCTAAAACAGAAAAAACAACAATTATGGTAGCAGGTATAGAATTATTTAGTGGTATGACTGGTAGAATAAAAAGAGTTAGACAATGGATAAATTGGTTTAAAGGTATAGGTATATTTGAGGAACATCCAATAATAGATGGTATAGTCAGAATTAAAGTTAGAACACAATATAGACAGTTAAAGAATCAAGGTGAAAATGAAGCTCTGTGGAAGTATGTAAAGTTAGGTGTGAATAAAGGATTTTTGAGAGGTGCTTATAAAACTTATAATTTTGATTACATAAAAGGAAATACTGTATATTGGGCACAAATACCATTTTGGGAAAATGTAGCTTTTAGAGCTAACAACGTAGCAATGTTAGGTGAAGAAAGTACTGGAGACCGAGGAGGTTATGGTGGTCGAGTGGTGTAATAAAGTGAGGTTATATTGAAAATAAGTTACGCAATAACCGTTTGTAATGAAGAAACGGAATTACAAAAATTAGTTACAATACTTTTAAAGAATAAACAATTACAAGATGAGATAGTAATAACTTTTGACCATAAGAATGGTTCAAGAGGAGTTGAAGATTATTTAAGAAGTCATTCAGTAAATGGTGAGTTTAGTTGGCATACAGCTTGGCCTCCATTTGATGGTGACTTTTCTGTATTAAAAAATTACACTAAATCAATGTGTAGTGGAGATTATATATTTCATTTAGATGCTGATGAGTATCCTCATGAAATATTGATGGCACAAATACATACTATATTAGAAATCAATGAAACTGACTTGATTTGGATACCCAGAGTGAATACAGTTGAAGGACTTACTGATGAATGGATAAATAAATGGGGATGGAAAGTAACAGAAAAAGGTTGGGTAAATTATCCAGATTACCAAGCGAGAGTGTTTAGAAATATAGATGAAATAAAATGGGTAGGTAAGGTACATGAACATATTACAGGTTGTAAAACATATTCACATTTACCACCACACGAAGAATTGTCATTATATCATCCAAAGACAATTGATAAACAAGTAAAACAGAATGAGTTATATGGAGAGTTGATGAAATGAAAACATATTTTATAGCAGAAATTGGAATAAATCATAATGGAGATTTGGATATAGCAAAGAGGTTAATTGACATTGCATCCGCTGCAGGTTGTGATTCAGTTAAATTTCAAAAGAGAAATCCAGATGTTTGTGTTCCTGAACATGAAAAATCAAAAATGAGAAGTACACCTTGGGGAAGGATGACATATTTAGAATACAAATATAAAGTAGAATTTGGTAAAGATGAATATGATGAGATAGATAGATATTGTGATGAGAGAAAGATAAAATGGTCAGCTTCACCTTGGGACATGGATAGTTTGGAATTTCTTAATCAGTATGATATTCCTTATATAAAGATACCTTCTGCAATGTTAACTAATGATGAGTTGTTAATAGGTGCGAGGGATACTGATAAAAAAGTTATTTTAAGTACTGGAATGAGTACAGAGGAAGAAATAGACCACGCAGTTTCTCTACTTAAATCAAAGATTACTACAGAACCTTATTATGAGTTAGCAGGAGATATAGTTTTATTACATTGTAATTCTACTTATCCAGCACCGATAGATGAATTGAATTTAAGTGCAATTAAAACACTTAAAGATAGATATAATTGTGAAGTGGGATATAGTGGACATGAATTTAGATTATCTACTTCAGTAGCTGCAACTTATCTTGGGGCAACATATATTGAAAGACATATAACACTTGATAGATCAATGTGGGGGTCAGACCATTTATCTTCGGTAGAACCACAAGGATTATTTAAGTTAATGAGTGGAATTAGAGAATTAGAAAACGCTTTTGGAAATGGTAAGTTAGAGGTAACTGAATCAGAGAAAAAAGTTAGAGAACATCTAAGAGGATAAAGTGGGTATTTTTCGTGACTATAAATGGGATGAAAAACATAATGGTGTAGATAAATTTGAATCATGGAACACTCGTGAGTTAAAAAGAGTATTTCCATTTTCAGATAATTTGATTTCTAATTCAGAATTGGTGTATCAACATTTAGATGAATTTGAAAAATTTAAAGATAGTAAGATATTACTTGTTGGAGCAGGACCTTCTACAAATGAAGTTAAGTGGGAAAATTTAGATTATGATTATATATTTTCATTAAATCATTTTTATCTTAACCCTAGACTTAAAAATATGAATGTAGATCTTTGTATGATAGGAGCTGAAGTAGATTTACAAAGTGATTCTTTTTTAAATTATGTTAATCAATTTAATCCTATATTTATGTTTGAAATACATTCAAGATGGTATAATGAGAGACAATATCTAAATTTATTATATGAAAATTATCCTAAAACAAGTTGTTTTACAACTCGAATATATGGTAAATTGGGTGGTGTTCCAAGATTGTTGTTATATGCACTTGAGATGCAACCAAAAGAAATATATTTTGTCGGCATGGATGGTGGAGCAAGTTTATCAGCTCGTTCAAAAAAATTTACTGGAGAATTGAAACATTCTTTTGAAGAAGGTAAAAATAATTTACCACATCAAGTAAATGAAAAAAATGCATATGATGTTTATTATGGAGAACATGAAGAATTATGGAATTATATTTTGAATGAATTAAATTATGATACTAGACTTTACAATTTGGGAGAAAATTCAGAATACAATTTTAGTTCTATTTGGAGTAAAGAACATTTTCCATTAACTGAAGAAATACAGCGAAAGATTAGCATAGACGAAAAGAAATGATTAGCATAGACGAAAAGAAATTAAGTGAGTTTTGGGACAAGGCTGTTCCAGATAAGTTTAAGCATTTTGTGGGCAGCGAATATGC